ATGACGGTTTACAGCGAAGACTTCACAGAGATAGCTCACTGCGGCGGGCAAGCGACATTTGCGGTCCGATGCGATGAAAACGGCGCTGTTAGCATCGCTGCCGGGTTTCGCGGGTCGAGTCCCACTCCGATGGCGATGATTGCTGTCTATGCTGCCGTCCCTCAAGGGTTTCCAGTTTCGGACGTGAAGATGGGCGGTATAGGCCAAGCCTTCGAGCCTGCTTGTCCGGCTGGCTGCATGGCAGTTTTCCTTGGTTCTGACTCCCACGGGAATTGGGGCCACAGATGCCCACGGTGCAGCGGCTACTACCGCAATGGAACGCATCCTGCGATATATCCGCTGACATGCCCCTATTGCGGTCTGCGCACGCAAGCCTTCCACTTTCTAACAGAGGCGCATGTTCGATACATCAAACACTACATCGCGACCTACTACGATGCTATCGAAGCGGACCTTGAACCCGGAACCGAAACCGAAATCGTGATCGATATGGACGCTATTGCTAGGTCCGAAGATACTGGCAATCGACCGGACTTCTATTACGCATCGGAGACACAGCAAACACGCTTTGAGTGTGTGAGGTGTGGCGAGTTCAACGACATCAGAGGACTATACGGCTACTGCGCCTCATGCGGCTATCGTAACAACATGGCAAGCCTCAACGATAGCTTTCAGAAACTTCGAAACGGACTTAAAGACAAATCCATCGCGCCAGACGCCGTTGTTAGCAGGGCTGTCTCCGCATTCGATGCGTCGTGTCGAGACATGATCAACCAGCTTAAGAAGCGCATCCCGATGAAGCCTGCCCGAATGAAAAGGCTAGATCGGCTGGTCTTTCACGACATAGAAAGTTCAACCTTTACCGAGGTCAAGTTGGCGTTCGAGGTTGACTTGCTTAGAAGTATCGACGCCGAAACAACTGGCTTCTTAAAGATGATGTTGGAACGGCGTCACGTCTACGAACATAACGGTGGCGTTGCGGATGAGCGATATATTGAGAGAAGCGGCGACAACTTGTGGCGAATTGGCGACTTGATCCGAGAGACAGAGCAAAACGCTCACAAATTACTTAGCACGTTGCCCATCTTGGCTCAAAATCTTCACGACGACTTTCATGAGATATTTCCATTGACCGAGTGGCCTGTTCAATATTTTGAAGAGAGGACGGGAAAGCGGAAACAATCGGCTTGGTTTGGCAAAGGTCAACCGGCCTGACGATGGTAAATCTCGCTCCCTACATCCGAAGTTACCAGTTCGAGCACGGCCTTCGAATGCTCGAAAAGGGATACATCGCAGCGCGGGATTCCCTTGAAGAGGAACTGAAACGCATCGAACACGATTCGGCGGCATATGATTTGGCAGTCGCAGACGGGGCTGACCTAATCGCGGAATACGATGAGAACGGATTTCGGCTATGGGAGCAGTCCCAAGTGTATGAGGCTCAAATCGCCGACGTTTACTCCGCCTTGTTCGAAGTCCGCAAAGCGTTCGTGATCGCGCTTTATCACTATTGGGAAGACTCTGTTGCGGTATGGATGGGCCTCAATGGAAAGAGCGTCACTCATGACAAGCTCGCATCGTATTGCGCAAAAGAAGGATATGGGCCGTCGCCGGATCTGGGGGCGGTGCAATGCCTCGCTAATCATCTCAAACACGGTAGAAACTCGCGTGAGGATTGGCTTAGTCGATTGAGGGAAAACTATCCCTTGTTCCTGCCGCCGCAAACGGGGCCTATGTTTGGCCTGTCGGAAGATAGTCTCTTTAAGGTTGTCGCAGCGATTCTCGCATCTGGACCGAATAAGGCCATCTCCAACGCCGCGCCTTAGTCCACAGTTTTCCACTGATAGCTACCGGCGCAACTTAGCTTCTCATACTCACCGGGCACTCCATCCTTCAAGAATCTGCCCCAGGCTGTCCCGTAAGGCCATTTCTTGACTTCGATTTTCTCGACAAGGAAGGCGCTGTTTGCCGGGTTCCACGTCCACCGGACTACCGTAAACGGCAATTGCTGTCCGCCCTCCTGCCATAGCTCGAAGACGTTCTTATTGCATTCGCGGTCGATCAAGCTGTCAGTCCTGCCGGGCGTCGGTCTGCGTCTTGCGAAGAAGAGTGGCCTTTTCCTTGCCTACGCCGACGCGGTTGCCGACAAGGCCGAATACCAAGGTCATGAGGAATACTGCGAACCACCACCCCGCGAACGCGGTGCCGAAAACAGCGATGCCGAGGCCGGGCATGATCATTGTCGCCAGCGTCAGTCCGGCGATGACGAAAGAGGTCGTCCACTTCTGTTGCGTGGTCGTCCAAGCCAGCCGGACGAACTGACGAGCCATAAAGCGCGCTGTGGCGCGATAGTCGAATTGCATGATGGAATCCTCTGCCTATGCCTGATTGTGCATACGTCGGAGGGTGTAGACAAGAAAATCCCGCCGAGGGTGTCGGCGGGCCTTGCCTAGGGCTGGACTTTTTTCCAGCACGCAATCATCGCGTTAATTTTTGGCTGCACACGCCGCCGCGCTTCCTCGCGATCCACGCCGACTAAGAGCATTTGGTCATAGTCGGTCATGGTGTGTCGCAATGTCGTCTGCATGGTGATGCCGACTGCCTTTCCGATTGATGCGCCTTTCCAATCCTTCTTGACGATCTCGCCGACAAAGAACGCGATGGCAAAATCAGGGCAACCGGGATGCTTCCGGCGAATGTGCTTCTCGATAGTTTCGGGTTTGAATTTTGCCATTTGAGCTATCCAGAATTGGAAAGGCCCGCAGAAGCGGGCCAATCTACTAGGCGCCAAAGCCAGCGGCTCGCGACATGCTTTTGAGCATATCCACATTGCCTCGGTGCATATCCGCCTGGGTGACGCCGCCCGCAATGACGTGAGCCGCACGCTTAAAAGTTGCTTGCGCTGAGTGGATCACATACCGCACATCGCCCACATGCGCGACGACGATCAGTCCGGCCGGTGAATCGAACACGTCGAGCCGCTGGAACTCATCATTCCTTGAAACAGCGCGCGGATCACCCTCGGCGACCATTTCTCCGAAGGCACCGCGAACGACGAAGCCATTGATCTTTCTGCCCATCCTGTGAAGGCGGAAGCTGCAAGCTTCGTCTTCTGTTGCCGGCCCGATCATGTCGTAAAAGGGCGTGATGCCGGTGCGCTCCTTGAAGTCAAAGGAGTTTGGATAGAACGTGTCCAATGAATCGTGGCCGTGGAACGCAAAGATGATGACGCCGCACGGCGAATTCAGATATTCTAGCGCGTTGTAGTCACTCTCGTAGCTCACGAACTTATAGTCCGCCCCAGCATACACAGCGTCGAGGAACGCCTCGAGCGCTGCCGGCGACACGGTTGAATGCTCGTAGCGAAGTGGCGACGGCGAAGAAGGTGTGTTATTTTCGGGTGTCATTTGATCTCCTGTGGTTAGATGACATTTCGACTGAGGGACGGTGAGGCGAAGTTTCCTAGGCCGCGCTTCCCGTTCCCCTTCGAGCTACTCGCCCTTGACCTTCCATTGCGGCAAGGTCCACCGGACCTGCTTCGACAGCTGGTCGCGGTATTTCGTAAGCGTGACGATATCCGCCAACGCCTGTTTACGTGCTTCCGGGTCGCTGAGGTCTGAAGCCTCGAGTTCGCCGATCCGGTTGCTGATTTCCTGCTCCTTGTAGCGGTTGATATAGCCGGCGAGGGTGCTGGCTGCGTCGAGGTAAAGCCCAACCATTCGTTCCGCTCTGCCGAGCGCGCCACGGTTGGGGCCATCTGTCTCGGCGTTCCAATCCGGGTCTGTGTCACCATCCGCGGCATAATCAGGGATTTCTTTGATGCCTGACCATTCGAGGTAGGTTGTCACGTCATTCCAGAAGTCGCCCATGAACTCGTGGAAGGGAGCTTGGAAAGCCTCATCGGCGATGCCGACCGCCTCTTTCTCTTTCTCCTTCAAGCGTTCGCGATACGCCCGCTGATACTCTGCTGCTGATTTGACCATCACGTTGCCCCCAATTGATGATCTAACATTTAACACGTTAGAGTTAAGAAGCAAGCGCATATTCGAACGCCGGTTCGGGCCGGCTGTTTTCGGGCCAGATGCCGGTCACTTCACCGAGGCGAGAGACAAGCTCATCGCGGCCACCGAGCAGGGGGAGGGTTTCAGCGAGGCGGTTGACTACCTCTTCGTAAAGGTCGTCCGGCAGATAGATTTCATTGATTGCAGTCCGCATTTCCCACGTCCTTGGTTTGGGTTAACGCCGACTGATATCTCTGATCTAACGCCTAATGTAAAGTGTGAAAACTCGAAAAAGATAAATAATAACAGATACTTACGGTAAATCAATATTGACTTACCGAGCCGCGCGCCGGGCAATCTTCTGCCGCTGAAGACTTGCCTCGTATTCAACCTTAGCGCCGGCTCTGGTCGCATTGCACTGGTAGAAGAGCTTATCGGTGCCGACCGCTTCGGCTGTCTCATGGAAGGCCTTTGCCATATAAGCTGTCCATCCGGTCGCACTCCAAAGCCGGCGCGTATCGGTCTGACGTCCAGAGGCAGAACCCTCAATTTTCCCGCCCGCGCTCTTCAGCGCGTCGCGGAAACCCTTCCACTCGCCACGTTCAAGAGTGGCAATGCCATGAGCATGAAGCTTGCCGGTCGGGCTGATCTCCAATGCGAGCGAGATCGGCACGGCGCGGCCGAGCTTCGATCTGCAAGCTTTGTTGACGGCATCGGCAAGCGCCTTCGCCGGACGATCCGACTTCAGGTATCGCGCCAGCTTCTCCCGTGTCAGGTTCAAGGTGAAGGCAAGGGACTCGGAGCGGAAAGCATGATCAAGGGTGAGCCGCTTCTTCTCGTCGCCGGGAAGTCCATCCCAACGGACAGTTTTCTTGTTCGCTGCTTTTGCCTTGTCGTTCTTCCGATCGATGAAGGCTTTCGTTCCTTTAGCCTTCTCACCTAGGCGTTCGAACCATGAGGTGATGAAAGGTAATTGAAGATCATAGTGGGTATGGCGGTTGCCATATACTACACCCTCATTCGCAAGGGTGGCCGGAAGCCCATGCGAGATAGGGGATTGAGGCACATTTGCAGCGGTCGGTTTTGCTGCAAAATTCTCGTTTTTGCGCGACGCCGAAATGCTTGATATGTCAGCACTAGACAAGCATTCGCATTGACTTCCGCGAGGGAAATCGTAATATATACACATTAGACACACCTTGTAGGGCCGATTTTCGTTGGAAGCGGATCGGCCCTATATTTTTGTTTATGACTAATGATTGTATCAGGTCAATTTTTTACTCTCAACAGCGATGATTGTCTAATGTCTATCGATTTTAGACATTAGACAGGCGCGATTATTACTTTCTGTATTGACCGGTGGATCTGAGCATGTGAGAATCTTGCTATCAAAGGGACCGCACTTTCGCTGCCTCTTCCATCTAGCAAAATTGATTGTGAAACGCCGGTAGCCGCTCCTGACTGCCGGCGTTTTGCGTTATCGGCCTTTTCCGGCGCTCAACAGATTCCCCGGACGCATTTGGCGCGAGAGCTCATCAACGATCACGCCGCGCATCGTCGCCTCGATCTGGCTGGAAACCTGCTTCGCGAGGTCAGCGTTCTGTTCGGGTGTCCCGCCGTTGGCGTTGACCGTGACAGGCGCGGAAATGGTGATGGTTTGTGAGGCCGGCGTGGCATTGCCGTTCGCCGGTCTGAGGTCTGGCGAGCGGAGTGTCGGGGCGCTCCCGTGATATCCCCCTTCTGCATAACCCTTTCTGCCAAGGCGCATTGCCTCAACCGTTTCGACACCACCCGCTCGCCGGACGTCTGCCTGCGACCAAACAACCTCGCCTCTGTGAACCACGCCTGCCGGCTGATACTTTCCGCCGTCGCCGGTATAACCACCATCGGCAAAGCCAAACATTGCGCCAAGCAGGCCGCTACCTGCGCCACCGAACAAGCCGGACAGCGGACCCTTGCCGAGAAGCGCCGCCTGAAGCGTGGCGTCGATCAGCGAATTGAGCAGGCTTTGAACCGCGCCCTCAAGCGTCTGCGTGCCGGTGAGCAGGCCGGACAGCGACGAGGTGAAGCTTTCGGCGAAATACTGCTGGGCGTTCTTCAGTCCTTCCGACGACGCGGCGACCTTCTGGTTTTCGCCGTCAAGCTGAGCCGTGAGCGTGATCTTCTCACGGATCGCGGCAAGCTCCTGCGCATCGAGGGTGATGCCGTTCCGTTTGGCTTCCTGCTGTGCCTGATAGACAGCAAGCTCGACACGCTGCTGCGATGCCGACATGCTGGAAATCGACTGTTCGAAACGGGCAAGGTCCAAGCCTTCCTGCACCGATTGGTTCAAGCTCTTCCTTGCCGCGTCCTGCTGCTTGAGCAGTTCGGTGCGCTGGCGTTCGCTATCAGTCGGCGCGAGTGGCTGGACTGCGGTCGGCGTGCCGTTGTAGGCATTGCGGATACTGCCATCATCAACACGTTTGAGGCCGGTCCATTCCTGCCGAAGTGCTGCCGGGTCACTGCCACGACGGCGAAGGAGGGCGCGGGCAAGTTCGTCCTGGGTGGCTTCATCATAGAGGCGATCACCGGACAGGCTGAGTTCCTTCATCAAGCCTTCAAGCGTTGCACCCGTAAATTGGTAGCGGCCGAGGGCCGAAGAACCGCGGCCTTCACCATAGAGGGCGCGGTTCGCCGGATCGGCGAGCATCTGCCGCTGAAGGGCGCGAACCTGATTCAACGTCATGCCGGTGAGGTTCTGTGCGCCACCTGTCCAGCGGCCATTGTCGAGGGTGGCGTTATAATCTCCGCCGCTTTCGACGCTTGCGATAAGGTCGAGAATATTATCGTGCTTGCCGAACTTGGCGATGCTCTTTGCGCGGTTCGCGAGGCTGGTCGCGCTCAAGACCTCGCCCATCGTGCGGGCATTACCGACGGCGCGCTGATACGCGGCATCAATGCCGTTCGACGTCGCGAGGCTATCCAGTTCGGCCTTCAGGTCCGGCACGAGGTTCTTCAGTTCGGTGAGCGCCGTTTTAAAGTTGGTGGCTGCGGTGACGTTGCCGCCGAAGGAACCGGACAGGCTGTTGCTCGCTGCGGACAGTTCCTTGAGCGCCTGCTTGAATTCATCACTGCCGCCCGTCACCTCAAGAATCTGGTCATCGATAGCGGACAGGGACGCGCGAAGCTGGCGAAGTTCTGCTTCCTTCAAGACGTTGAACGGGTTAGCTTCCGTGTCGGCGATCTGGCGCTCGATACGGGCGCGCTGCTCCTGAAGCCGAGCAAGCCGACGTTCGGGACTGTTGGCGTCGGCGATGGCACGGTCGCGCGCGCCGCCTGAAGGATCGTTGATGAAGCCGATGATGCTAGAAGCGACGTTGACGCCCTCGATTGCCGCCTGCTTGGCATAGACCGTGAAATTGCGCCACATGGTCGAGAATTCGCGGTCGATCTTCTGCGCCGCTTCGATCTGCTCGGCCGTGAAGGTCGCGGCCTCACTGCGCATATTCTGAATTTCGGCGACGGACAGGCCGAGAACCTTGGCAAGCTCTTCCGCGCCAGTGCCGCCGAACACCTCATCGAGAATACGGGTCTGTGCCGCCCGGTCCATCGTCTGAAGCTTGGCGATGATCTCATCCATGAATCGGCTAGGGTCTTGGAGCTTCACGGCAACGTCTGCGGCGCTATAGCCGAGACGCTGGAAAGCTTCTTCGGCGCTACCCTTGCCGGTGCGGGCAAACTCGTCGCCGCGAATGTTCAATTCCTTGAGAGCGTCGGTCACACCGTCGATGCTCATGCCGGTCGCGGTCGCGACATAGGTCCACTGCTGCCAGACTTGCGCCGACACGCCGGCCTTGCGGGCTTCACGGTCCACTTCGGCAACAGTATCGGCGATCTGCTTGAGTGCGATGGCAGCGCCACCGACGCCGGCAACAAGCGCACCGCCGCGCATCAATGGGGCGAACATGCCTTCGAGCTTACCGGCGATGGATGCCGAGGCATTGCCAAGCGAGCGCTCCATGCTCTGTGCCGACTGGCGAGCGCGGCCTTCCATCTTGCGGAAGTTGTCATTGGTCGCCTTCGTGGCGCGGCCCATGTCCTTTTCATACTTGTTAAGCCGGGCCTCAAGGCTCACGACAAGGCGCTGTGTGTCGTCCATTCCAATAATTCCTATGCTGCTTCGTCCCATGCGTCGTTTCGCATGGCGTCAAATTCGTCGGGGTCCATCTCAAGGAAAGAGCGTCGGCTATCGTTCGCTGCCGCGCGAGACACGGCCATTGCTGCGGCAACAGCACCGTCGATGCGGTCGGTCTTCTTGCCCTTGTGCATCCGCACAAGGCCGGTGTCGTTGCGGCTGGCGACGACGCTATCGAAGTGATGGCGAAGAACTGGGTGGCCGCTATGGCGAATGTTCAAGCCGTTGACGACGCGCTCAAGCGTGCCGATGGCCGGTCCCATTGTCAGCGGGCCTTGCCGCATCTCTATTGCCGGCAATCCATCATCGTGAAGGCGCTGCATCGTCATGCGGGCAAGGTGCGGGTCGAAGGCGATTTCCTGCACATTGTCGTTGTCGGCACAAATTTCGCGAATGTGCCGCTCGACCGCTTCCGGTTCGATCACCGGGCCGTCGATAGCGGTGATGAGGCCTTCGTCGCGCCATTGCTCGTAAGGCACGCCGTCACGTTCGGATCGGCCCTTGAGGTCGTCGGCCGGCACAAAGAACCAAGGATGGACGGTGATGCGACCATCGTCATGTCTCCATGCGGCGACAACAGCGGTCAGATCGCCGTTCACTGACATATCGACGCCGAGGAAGCACGGCAGCGGCGCGAGGTCTGCAAGGTCGAAGTGGAGATCATGGCCGGCGTCATAGGTTACCATATCGAACAGCGGATCGCGGGAATGGGCCTGCCAAATATTCAGGTTGAACTGCTGGAACGCAAAGCGTTCGGCGGGCCGGTCGGCTGCTTCCTTGGCAGCGGTTCGAAGAGCGTTGAGGTTCGGAAAACCGTGAGCAAGGCCGGGATTGCAGCGATGCCAAACTGCCTCATCCTGCCAATCGTCGCCGGGTGCCGCCTCGAAGATGATTGGCAGGTATGCCGGATTGTCGATCTCCCCGAGCGCAACCTTGCGGGCATAATCGTATTCGGTGAAGCCGAGGTTTTCCGAGCCGCGCCCGGCAGTCGTGGCGATCACCATGAGCGTGCCGCTGGTCTTCACCATGCCAGACTTTAGCGCTTCCCAAAGATCGCGGCCTTTCCAGACGTGGATTTCGTCCACGAGAACGAATGCGGGCGTCTTGCCGTGCTGGGCCGCCCCATCGCTGGAAATGGCCTGAAGTTCGACGCCTTCAGATTTGAGGGCGATTTTCTTGGCGCTGTTATGGGCGTCATAGATGCGGGTAGCGGCGACAAGGCGCTTATCCATGCGGACAATGTTCGCAGCTTCCTTGAAGCCAAGCCCGGCTTGCTCGCGGTCGGACGCCGCAAAGATCACCTGTCCGGCCGGCACACGTTCGGGGCCGATAGTATGAAGCAGCGCAAGGGCTGCGGCGAGACTGGTTTTTCGATTGCCGCGCGGGATCATCCAAAAGACAGTTTCGACAATGCGCCGGCCGTCCGGGTGCCGAGGTCCATAAATGCGACGGACAATCCGTTCCTGCCAATCGTGAAGCTGGAACGCGGATTTCGGGGCAGTGCTATTAGGATGCTTGAGCAGTCGCAGGAATTTGACGGCACGCTCGCCGTAGCCGAACGGGTCGGGAATATCGCTGCCGTCGAAGATCCAATCGGGATAGGTGCTCGCCATCACTGCACCATCAGCGGATTATCGCTGTCGTCGTCGTTCGCTGCGGTGCCGACACGGGCGCGCGAGACAGGCGAAAGGCCATATTCTGCGGCAAGCTGCCGGGCCGTCTGCATGGCGCGGTTCTGCATTCCGAAGAATGTTTTGTCCAAGCCGGACGTGCGAAACACTGTTTCGATCTCGCGGACACGGCCCACGGCGACGCAATAGTTTTCCACGCCGGTCAGGTCTGCCTTGGTGATGATCCGATCTTCGATGAGGCGGGGCATGATCCGCTTCCACTCGGCGCGCGCCTCATCGGTCATCCATTTCGGTGCCGAGGGTGCTTTCGTCAGTGGGGCGCGGTCTGGCGTAAGTATAGGCTTCACGCCGCGAAGGTGTGTCATGACGTGGCGACCGCCCTAAGCTCAAGCCCGCGCCGTCTTCCGATCTCGGAAACTTCCTTCAGGTCATAGGGCTTACCGGCATAGGTCACGCGGTCGGCCGTGGTGATGCCCGGCAGATAGCGGATGCGGAAGATGATGGTGCCGCTTTCGGCCTCGCCGAAGCCAGACAGAAATTCGGTCGCGGATTGCTGCACTATCTCGGCGCGCACGGTGTCAATATTCGTCCAGGCGGAAACCGAACTGCGGTTTCCGTTTAAGGTCGTGGTCAGGCGGTCAATCGAGATGACGCGATTAAGCTGGCCGGCGCGCATTAGACGGTCCACCGCATGACGGCTTCCACGGTCATGACGCCGTGGGTGTAAGACTGTGCCGGGTTCGGGTCGCGCATCCACGAGATGGAGGGAAGACCAAACTCATCGATAGCGAAACCTTCGGCTTCCGGTGCCTGCTTCAGTGCATTCATGACTGCAAAGCCGATAGCTCTGGCAGTGTCCGCGCCATCTTCGACGGCCCAAATGTGGATGGTCAGGAAGACGCGGGCGACATACTGCGAGCCGGACGCATTGCCGAGAAAGATCGTTTGGCCGTTCCCCATGAGGATGCTAGGAAAGTCGTCAGGGCGCATCGGCCCGCCGCGAATGTTGGCAGGGTCAACGTGGCCGGTCACTGCCGGCGTAGTGGCGAGCAGGTTGCCGATTGCAGCCTGAAGGGCAAGGGTCGGTTCAATCATTGCTTATTCCATGCGTCTTTGACGGCCTTCTTCGTGGCGCGATTGATGCGGTTTTGCAGGCGTTTCCGAAGCAGCCGAAGTGCGGGCCAAAAGAACGGTAGGGCGTCGGCTTCGGACGTGCCGTATTCGACGAGATGCGCGTAACGAACATCACTGTTGCCGGCCGTCACGATGACTTCCGTTTCGCCGGCAACACGCGAGCCGCCCGGCTGCGAATATGCTGGTGTCGCTTGTCCCGGAATGGTGACATGGATGCTATCGATGAGCGCGCCGGTATCGCGAGACGTTTCGGCGAGTGCTTTCTGGGCGGCTGCAAGCTCTTCGCCGGACTTTTTGAGGGCCGGCATGATGGCCTCGCGAGGTGCGCGGCGAGCGCGATCCATCGCGGCGAGCGTCTTTGCGAGGCCGTTATCGGTCTTATTCGCCATTGCCAAACCAATCTTCGCGGTAGGAATTGGCGATATTCGTCACGCCGAGCGGGGCAAATTGCATGGAAATGCCGGCTGCGATGGCCTCGCGCTGCTCATAGTAATAGGCGGTGAGCAGAAGCACGGCGCGCTTCAGGTCGGCCGGGACAGGATCGAAGTCAGCGAGCGGCCTGCCGATGAAGTTGCCAAGCCAAGCGTCTGCTGCCTCGATATAGAAGGAAACCAACTCATCGTCGGTCGTGCCGTCGATGCTCATGTGTGATTTCGCGAGCGAAAGCGTGACGCTGCTCATGCGTTTTCGACCTTTCCAGAAAAAGTTATATTCGGCGTCTCTTGTGCGGTGCTCCCCGCGCCGGTCCCCTCAATAGGCGCAAAGTCGGAAGGCACCCCCGGGTGACCCTTCGCCGATGCGGCTTTCATCTTTCGAACCGGGCTGGTTAGGGCACGTTCGATTGACCAACCCACTGCAAGGCGCGATTTAAGAGTGAACGTGTCGATACCCACGATCTGCGCCCACTCACGAACTGTTCGCCGCTTCCCTTTGTGAGACAGCAACACCTTGTTTGACTTCGGATCGAAGTCTTGTTGTAGACGACTGAAGATCGGCAATCGCTGACCCTTGATCGCAAGCATAGGGCGGACGATGGCTTCAGCGACGGACATGCCGCGCTCAAGGCGTCCGACGATGATGGCCGGGGTGATGCCGTAGTCGAGCGCCCATTCCGTGACGGACTGCGCAACGCCATCGTGCTCAAGGACGGTATTCGGTGTCATTTACTGCGCTCCTGTCGCTGCTTGATGGAATTGTGGCAGGGCGCGCAAAGGGATTGCCAGTTCGTCCGGCTCCAAAAGAGATTGCGGTCGCCACGGTGCGCGATGATGTGATCCACGACGGACGCGGGCTTTCCGCAACCGGGCATGGCGCAATAGGGATGAGCGGCGAGGTATTCGAGCCGGGCCTTGCGCCACTCATGGTTATAGCCACGAGCGCGGGCTGAAGGCCGGCGTGCGTCATGGCGCTGGTTGCGTTCGCGGGTCTGGGTGCGCTGGCAGTCACAAAGAACGCCGTGCGGCACGACGCGGCCACAAGAGCAGATGCGAGGCGGCTTGCTCATCGGCCGTGCCTCTGAATGCTGCCACGAAGGGATTCGAGGGCGTTGCGGTCTAAGCTGGCGTCGGGATCTGGTGTGACTGCCTGCTTCTCATCTTTATCGCTGCCGTGGATCGCCTTCAGCTTGGCGATATGACCGGCATGAGCACGATCAATCTCGGTCGGCGTGGCGCTCCAAGCCTGTTCGGGTGTCCAGCCAAGCCAGCCGGCCGCGTGCTCATAGAGCGCGGCATAGTAATCGGTCCACGGCAAAGGCTTGCCGGGATTGTTGGCAGGCTTGGCGTTTAGAATGGGTGCCGGCGTCAACATGCTGATGAGCTGATAAAGCGGCGCTTGCGCGGTGCTAAAAAAGGGAGAGAGCGGCCTTCCCACTATCCCAAAGAGGAAGGCCGCTGCATCCTGACGCTTCGGAGCGCACGTCAGGATGATTTCGGAAACGATAGTCAGGTCGCATTCGTCCAGTGCGCGGAAGAGCGCCGGGAAGCCATAGCGAGCCTCAAGGGTGACAGCGGCCCGCAAGGTAGGGCGTAGCGTCACGGTGCTGCCACCGTTCGCAATCGTCACTTCCTCATATGCGGGCCGCTGATAAGTCATAGCTTAGGCCGCTGCCATCTTCAGCTTGCGGAAGACATCGGTGCGGACCACGCCAGCGCCGACACGACGGCGAGCATGGAAGCGGATCATTCCTTCGGTTGCGAGAAGATAGGGGTTCGGGCGAACCTGAAGCTCAATGCGGTCATAGATGCGATAGCCGGCCTTGAAGTCGCCGAAGATGATCGGGAAGGCATTTGCGGCAACGTCTGGCATATCGAGAAGTTCAACCACCGGACGGCCGAGGATCGTTTCAGGCTGGCCTGCCTGATAAGACGGCTGCCACAGGTAATTGCCGTTGCCGTCCTTCAGGGTTCGGATGACGGCGAGAGTGGTGCCGTTCATGGCCCACGTTCCGCGATTGCGGTAAACGCCGGGCAGCGAATACATGAGCTTGATGAGGGCGTCGGCGTTCAGGTTCGCGGCGTGGCCGTTCAGGCTATTGGTGATACCTGCTTCGGCCATGAAGCCCTTAGGCTCAAGGGCTGCGCTGCCGTTGACGAAAGCAAGGCCTTCTTTAGCACCGAAGTCTTCGGCCAGCGCGAGACGGATTTCCTGTTCAACGTCATGGCTGGCGTCTTCGATAAGCCAGTTGCCGACATCGACGTGGGTGGTCATTTCCTTGACGGAAAATTCCATCTGATCGAAGGTCGGTTCGCTGGCTTCGGAAGCGACTGCTTCGCCCTTCCACTTCGCATTGGTGACGGTCAGGCGCTTCGGCAGGATAACGGTGTGCGAGCCGGTCGAGCGAACGTCTGCGATGCCGCGAACGGGAGAGAACTCGACAAGGTTGCGGATAAATTCGCTGCTCGTTTCTTCCGGTGCGAGAATATAGCCAGGTGCATCGGTCGAGACAGTCAGGGCCTTCTTAACGTGGTCGGGCGCGTCCTGATAACCAGTGCGGAGATAGTCGCCAAATGCCTTACGCTCACCGTTGTCGTTCTGGCCGTCCGGCTGGTTGTTGTTGGCTGCGAGCGGGCGGTTCGCCTTGGCTTCCAGCTTGTCCATGCGGGCCTTGATGGCCTTCAGTTCTTGCGGTGTAACAACCGGATCGGCCTTGGCTTCCGGTGCATTCTCGATTTCGTTTTCCATACTTTCCTCAATCTGGGATTTGATCACGGTGACGCGGGCGCCCGGATGGACCGGGCGACGGCAAAGGCTGATTTCGTTGATGGTGATGGATTTGAAGACGCGGCCACCTACTGAGCGCGGTTCAAAGCCGGTGTGACGGAAGCCGATGGACAAGCCGGCGATCTTTCCGGCCTTCAATTGCCGGTGAGCATCGCGGGCGGGTTCGATGCCTTCCACGAACAAATGGCCTTTCACTTCGAGGCCCTTGTCGGTTTCGGTGTAGGTTTCCCAAACGCCGACAACCTTCTTCTGGTCGTGCTCCATGACCATCGGAACGGACGTGGCGAAGGTGATGGTGCCTTTCTCGATCACGTCACCGACGCTATCGGGCGCGTCAAACGGCCATGCGATGCCGGTCACGGTGCCGGTGTCGTCAATCGAGACTTCGGCTTTGATTTCGAGGCTCTCCGCTTCGATCAAAGGCCTGCATCCTTCAGGGCTTCGTTGATCGCGGCGCTCATGTCGCCGGTCGCTGCGGCTTGTCGCAAATCGTCCTGGGCTTCGGCTTTGCCGTTCCAACGCGCGTCCAGAATGTCAAAGGCGAGCGGAAGAACTTCCATGATCGGGCGCGGCTTGGCGTAGGTATCGACAAGCGTCTGCGCATCTTCCGGCGACGCGCCAGCACCGATAAGGCCGGTGCGGATGATCTCGACCATGTCGGCGAAGTGGAAATCCTGCCGCATGAAGCGGGCGTAAAGCGCGCCGATGCCAACGCCGGTCTTGCGCTGCAATTCATCGATCATAGGAGACGTGAGGGTGAAGGTCTTCTCGCCGTCACCAAAATAGGCGGTGTGGGTAATCATGCTGCTTCCTTCGGCGGCTGGCGATCTGCCGGGCCGGTTGTGGTCGTCGTGGTGTAGGGATTGGCGAGGTCGTCACCGCCCGGCAGCGCCGGCAGGTTCATCGCGGCGCGGACTTCGTTCGGGGTCATGGCGCGCATGGCGACAAGCTTGCCGAAGATTTCGGCTCGGCCGGCTGCGTCGGCGCGCTGAAGGTCATCAATAACGAACTCGAAATAGTGGTCGTCGCGCTCTTCATCGGTGAGCAGCACGGTCGCATAGGCGTCCTGCCACTTATCGAGCCACGGGCGAAGGCAAAGCTGAAGGAAGCTCGCGGCCATCTGCTCGGCGTTGCTCCATGTCGCGCGCTCAAGCTGATAGAGCATGTGAGGAGGAACGCCGAAAATGCGGGCGATCTCGTTGATCTGCTCAAGGCGGTTTTCGATGAATTGGGCGTCGGTGCTGGCCATCACCGGACTGTTGAACTTCCAATCGCCATCCAGAATGAGCGGATCGCCGTTGAGGCTCGCCTTCCATCTGCGGAAGGACTTCAGCATATTGGCAATCGCCTTCGCGCCAGCATCGCCGCCCTGCAATTTCTCATTGCTGAGAATGCCGCTAGGGCGTGCGCCGGAACCAAAGAATTGAGAGGCGTGCCGTTCAAGAATAGCGGCAACACCGACAGCCTCGCGGCCCAGTTTGATCGGCGAGACACCGGCAAACGCCGGGATATAGAGAACGTCACGGTATGACAGCCGGACTTGTCCGCGTTCTGCCGAAACGAGATAGTAGGGTTCGCCGTCGTCTTCGAACTGTCGTTGCACCTTCGAAGGGTCAAGGCGGTGGAGTTCAAGCGGGCGGTCGTCGGACGCGCGGACAACTTGCGCATAGCCAGCGCCATGAAGCAGGGCGTCAACGGTGAGGTCAACGCGGAGTTGGCCGGCGCTTGTCCAGTCGTTCGCTCGGCTATGAGCAATCTTGTGGCCGCTGTGATCTTTCGCGGCTTCCTTGCTGGCATCCGTCTCGCGATAGAGCTTGCAAGGCAAAGAGCCAATTGTTTCTGAGATCAGACGGACAGCCTGAAGAACTGCCGGAACGTGCATGGCCGAATATCCAGTAACGGACACGCCAGATGCAGTCGAAATGACGCCGAAAATCTCGTTGATGGCAGGATCAGAAAGTGAAAAAGCCTTCTGCTCTGTCGGAAGGCCGATGGCCTTCTTAACGGCAGTAAATGCAGAGGCGATTTTCATCTATAGCTCCAAAATTATTATCTGGAACTATTTTCCCATACTCGGAATCCGGTGTGAATCCCTAAAAAGAACAAATATGGAACAAAAATCGCTGGCGTTTTTGCTTAAGCTGTGAGTCGAGCTAAATGGGCGATGTCTAAGCCGGGATAGGCTATCGCGTTTACCAACTCGACACGCTTTTCGAGAACGCCGTGCTGGAGGATGCCATAGCCACGGGTGACAGAGTTGCCGCTGACGTGGCCGAAGACGAAATTGAACTCGTCATCCATATAGCCCGCCCGGCGAAGGGCATCGAACGCGCCATGCCGGAAGGAATAGAGGGACATACCGCGTCCTTTCTTCAGACCGATGCGGGTGAGGTAGCGCCCGAACTCACGGCTGTAATCGGCGATCATCTGCCCGCGCGAATTTCGCTCTGCTGTCGGGAAGAGGCGGGTATGTCCGGCCTTCTGGATATCGGCGTGGTAGTCGAGGAAGCCGAGCTTGACCAGTTCCGGGTGAACCGGGATCATGCGCTTAGAACCTGCCGTTTTCACGCTCTTGAAGTCTTCGATGTCGTCGTCGTCGCCTTCCGTCTCGGTGATGTCCATGATCCAGTGTTCGCCTTGCTGCCGAACGTCAGACAACAAAAGCTGCGCGATCTCTGCCGGACGTGCGCCCGAATAGAGCATCACGAGCGGAACCCAATATCGATGATCGCGGATTAGGACGTTGCCCGGCTTGCTCCAAAAGCGGGGCGCTTCATGGTTCTGGCAACCGACGAATAGCGGCGAGTGGAACAGCGCCGTCATCTGGTCGGATGTGAAGGGGAAGACCTTCTTCCGCTTGTCCTTCGGTAAGCTCATGCCATCGACAGGGTTGCTATCGATATAGCCGTGAGCTTCTAGCCAGTTGCAGAACGAACCGAGGCCGGACAGATAGCGGTTGACGGTGCGCGGAGAAAGGACCGGCTTGCCGACTGTCTCGTTATGCTTGATGGTCTGGACGATATCCATGCCCTTGAAGACGGTCGTCTCGGTAGCCTTCACCGGGTATTTGACCAGTAGCGCCTTCCACTCGCGGACGGCCTTCTTATCGATGCTTGAGGCAGGGAACGTGACGCCGACGTATTGGACGAACGTGCCGATATCGCGCCGGGCCTGATTAAGGGTATCGACCTTGATACTCTTAGGGTTCTCACTGGCGTAGTTCTCGAAAAGCTCCATTATCGTCTCGCCGGGCGCGGCAACCTCCTTGTTGGCATTATGTGCCGGCTTGACGAGAGGGTCAGTCGGAATGCCGGCGTAATTGCCCGCATCGCGTTCAAGGGTTCGCTCAAGTGCTTGGATCTCGCCACGCATCATCAGCACGCATAGGTCGCTGTATTCATCCGATGGGATCTCGACTAACAGCTTGTGTTTGGCGATGAAGGCATCTGTGTCCATCCTGATGAGCCGGAAATCGTGAGACACAATTTCGCGCTTCAAGGCAGCGAGCCGGCGTGTCCGGTATTTCGCATCATCGGTGCGTGCGCGAAGCATTGTCTCCAAATCCGCGTGGGCATTGATCATGCCAATAAAATCGCTAGAGCCGATTTCATTCCGTTCGATCCGACGCCATAGCTTATCTTCTTCGGCCTGTATGTCGGCCGGCGAGGGCATGGCTCGCCGCTTTTCGTCGTCGCGCTGAAGTGTTGCCTCGTAGTGCTGCCAGACGGCCACGGCCTTATCGTCAGCAGTGATCTCGCGACGGGACCGAATATCGTGAAAAACCTGTTCCCACTTCTGAAGCTCTGGATAGAGCCGCTGCTTGGCAATTGTCTCGTCCTTCGTGCGGAGTGAGACTTTCTTGTCCTCGCTGCCGAAGTGTTCCTTCAGGTCTACCGGGAAGTAGATGCGGGCATAGTAGGTGCCGCCTTCGCGTCGAATGAGGTTGGAACGTCGAGCCAT